AGATACAAAAAGATGTAGGTGCTCCCGCAGGATCACAACACGGTAAACCTAGCATGGCTAAACCAAATGATGATTCAGATATCATTGAAGATGATATTGACGAAAGCGCACTACAAGCATCTTTTGGTATTAAGAAGTACGGCAAAAAGGGTATGGATAAACTACGTGCCGCTGGACAAAAACACGCTAGTGAGAAAACAATGCAAAACATTCGTGCTGAATACAGCGATAAAGAAAAACCTGTATCAGAAGGTCAAGAAGACCTAGATACTATTAGACGTTTATTAAAAAAGTAATATGAAAATATCGTCATTGTTAAGAGAAGCACCAAACACTCCTGCATTATCGTTAGATAACGATTTAATGCAACGGGCTAAGTTGAGGTTTCCTGGCTATGATAGTCAGCAAGCACTATCTTTATACATAGCTGATAAGGCTGTGCAACAACAAAAAACTGATGCCGCACAAAATAACTTAATCAATACTCAACAGAATGCTATTAAGTCTATTGGGCAAGAGTTACAAGATTATGAAGAACAGGCACAAGAGACTGACCGTGAAGTTGAAAGATTAAAACAACTAAGTGGTACATTAACTACTGGTAGTGCAGATAGGCAAGAAAAAGCAAAAATAAGTGCTGATGAGTTAGAAAAACTACAACAAGATTTAAAACTATTAAAATCTAAACCTGGTATGGATCCAGAGAAGTTTAAAAATTTAGAAGCACAAATTAAAGAGTTAGTTAATAACCCTGCCGCTGAAGATAAAGACGTTAACAAATTACAAGCATTAATAGCACGTGTTCAGGAAAAACAATCTGTAGGTGATGCTCAGTTTAATGAACTTAATAAAAAATTAAAACAAACTCAAGATGAATTAGAAGCAAAAGAGCGTAGATTTAAAAAGAGTCTTGCAAGAAATACAAGTCAATTTGATAAGAACGCAAGTGCGCTTAAAAAGTATGCTGACATTGTTGCTGGATATCAACACACAATTGATAACTTTGAAAAAGAAATGAATAACACAACATCAGAAATAAAGAATGATGCTGAAGAGGCTCGTAATATATTAAATGTTATTAAGCAAATATACAATGATACTACGGCTGATGTAGATCCGAATGCGATACCTGCATTGCCTGAACTACCCAATAAAACAAATGAACCTGCAACTACTGCAATGAATAAAACTTCTGCAATTGAACCAAAATACAAAAAACCAGACTCACCACCAACTCCAATTAGTCCTAAGGGAAGTAAACCACACGTTGATCCAGATGAACTAGCACGAAAAGCATTGACAAAAGCATCTGATTCGTCACGTAAATATAGGGATAGAAGTGGTGAACTAGAAAACTTGGCTAGAGGTGGGAATTTTGACGACCTAGCTGAATCTACACAACTAGATGAGTATCCGGGTGATAAGGCTCCTCCTAAAGTATACAAAGATTGGGGTGATCCTGAATTCAACGAATGGATGAGAGATCACCTACATATCTTAATTAATATGTTTAAGAGTAGATTTAGAAATGAACTATCAAGAAAAAGTCCTACATACGGTGATGGACAAATTTCATATGACATACAGGATGAAGCTTGGTTCTTAAAAAAGATTTTTGATGGTAATGATCCTGTATTAACAAAACCTAAAATGGATGCTTATTTAGAATTAGTTAAAATGACATTGTTTAGTCAACCAGTTGAAATATCACATCAGGATGAGTTGTTTAAAGAAAGTTTAGACAAAACATACTCACGTATGTTGGATAACATAATCGGACTAGCCTATATAAAAGGGTAAAAAACCGTAGAAAAAAATGTGTTTACCCACAAACGGGATAAATACTATTGACATTTAGAGATAGTACTGCTATACTATCTCTAATGTTAGTTACTTCATAGGGAAGTAGCGAATATTAAAAAACGAGACCATCTCAATTTTATAAGGAAATATTATCATGGCATCATTAGCAGACATTCGTGCTCGTATCGCGGCACAAGACAACAAAACAAACAACAAGGGTTCTAATACCCAATCAGATAACTCTATCTACCCCCATTGGAACATTGACGAAGGCACGACCGCAACAGTTCGTTTCTTGCCTGACGCAAATAGTAGCAATACATTTTTCTGGGTAGAGCGTCAACTAATTAAGTTGCCGTTCAATGGTGTCAAGGGTGATCCTAACATTAAGCAAACAATCGTTCAAGTACCTTGTATTGAAATGTACGGTACAGGCGAGACTTGCCCTATCTTGGCAGAAGTTCGTCCTTGGTATAAAGACGAAACATTGAAAGAAATGGCAAACAAGTATTGGAAGAAACGCAGTTACATCTTTCAGGGTTTTGTACGTCAGAACCCACTAGGTGATGACAAAGTTCCTGCAAACCCGATTCGCAGATTTGTTATCAGTTCACAAATTTTCAATGTGATTAAATCTAGTTTGATGGATCCTGAAATGGAAGAATTGCCAACAGATTACTTGCACGGTGTTGACTTCAACATTAAGAAAACAAGTAAAGGTGGTTATGCAGATTACTCAACTAGTAATTGGGCACGTAAAGAATCACCATTGAATGAAGCAGAACAAGCCGCAATTGAAGCACATGGTTTGTTCAACTTAACAGACTTCTTACCTAAGAAGCCCAATGAAGCAGAGTTACGCATCATTAAAGAAATGTTTGAAGCATCAGTAGATGGTCAACCTTTTGACAATGAGCGTTGGGGTAGTTACTATCGTCCTTGGGGACTAGAAGCACCTGCAGGAGCGACCGCGGATAAACAAACAGCTACTACTGAAACTAGAGCACCCGCAACTGCACCCGTAGCAGAAACTTCAGCACCATGGGAAGATGAACCCGCAACAACAACTGCACCAGTTAGTGTACCGGCATCTGGCACATCAAGTGACAAAGCACAAGACATTCTAGCAATGATTCGTGCTAGACAAAACAAGTCTTAATAGGTACTAGGGGCTACGGCCCCTTCCTAAGGAGAACTAGATGACACTACCAGACGAACGATACCGTGCCCTAAAGCAGGGTAAAAAACTATTGGAAGAATTATGTGATCCAGGCAAGACACCCAGAGTGCCAAGTCTAATAAGAGATAAAGCAAGGACCGCATTACGACATTTTCCAAATGATAATGAACTAGAACGTATTGCGGATAACTGTCCAGAATACCTTGACAAACAACCGATTAGTGTATATACTAACGGCATACACAAACAATAAGGAATGATATGAAATACCTAGAAAAACTTACAAAAGTAAATGAATCATTTACTATCAATCGTTATGATAACGGCTTTATGATTGAAGTCGGTGGTCGTGATAGTGAAAGTGATTGGAAAAACTGCAAGATTCTTTGCACTACTAGTGAAGAACTCTTTGCAGTAATCAAAGAAGCACTTGCTATGGAAGTGGATAATTAAAATGGCAAAACCCTTTGACGTAAGTAAATTCCGTAAGGATATTACAAAAAGTATTGAAGGTCTATCAATAGGATTTAACGATCCCACTGATTGGATCTCGACAGGAAATTATGCTCTCAACTACCTCATTAGCGGTGATTTTAATAAAGGCGTACCTCTTGGTAAAGTTACTGTCTTTGCCGGAGAGTCAGGCGCCGGAAAATCATTCATCTGCTCAGGAAACCTCGTCAGACACGCACAACAACAAGGAATCTTTGTAGTCTTAATTGACTCAGAAAATGCCCTTGACGAAGCTTGGTTACACGCACTTGGTGTATCTACAGAAGAAAATAAACTATTAAAACTAAATATGGCAATGATTGACGAAGTAGGAAAAACTATTTCTATGTTCGTTAAAGATTACAAAGCACTACCGGAAACGGATCGTCCTAAGGTATTGTTTGTGGTTGATTCATTGGGTATGTTATTAACTCCTACTGATGTTAATCAGTTTGAAGCAGGTGATATGAAAGGTGATATGGGTCGTAAGCCTAAAGCACTGACAGCACTTGTTCGTAACTGTGTTAATATGTTTGGTTCATTGGGTATTGGTTTGGTAGCTACTAATCACACATATGCTTCACAAGATATGTTTGATCCAGATGATAAAATCTCAGGCGGTCAAGGTTTCGTTTATGCAAGCTCTATTGTAGTTGCTATGAAGAAATTAAAACTCAAAGAAGATGAAGATGGTAATAAGATTAGTGATGTGCGAGGTATTCGTGCAGCCTGTAAGATTATGAAAACTCGCTATGCGAAACCATTTGAATCTGTACAAGTTAAGATTCCTTATGAAACAGGTATGAGCCCTTACTCAGGATTATTAGATATGATTGAGAAGGCCGAACTTGTTAAGAAGGAAGGCAACAGTTTAGTTTATACAACACTTGATGGCGAAATCATTAAACAGTTCCGCAAAAAGTGGGAAGCTAACGACAGTGGATGTTTGGATAAAGTAATGGCAGAGTATGCACAAAAATCAACAACAAAGATAAGTACTGTAACACCTGAGGAGGAGGGTACAGAATGAGTTTAAATTTTGTTACTGAAGTATGGGATGCATTACGAACACATATTGATTTCAATGACCGTAGTGATGCTGCCGATACTTTGATTAATCTGTTGATTGATAATAATTACGAAGCAAGTGATATTAAAGATTCTTTTAAGAATGACAAAGAGGTACTTAAAGCATTAAAAGGTTATACTGACCAACACGATGCCGAAGAGTATGAAGAATATGATGAAGACGAAGACCACGAAGAATGGGATTAAATGTCAAATTGGTACACAAGGGTATCACAAAATTTAAATGTGATACCTGATTTCATCTCTCATTTTGAGAATGAATTATTATCTGCAAAAAGTGAAGTAAAGGTATATGGTAATGTTGAAAAGAACATTGCCGCTATTCCCGGAGTTACCGAACATCGTTTCAATCAACTACAAGAGATAGAAGCAGTATTGAACTATCTCAATATTAAATTACGGCAAATTCGCCGCAAACATTTTCAAAAATACTTAGAAGCATATAATAGAGTATTGACAAGCCGTGATGCTGAAAAGTATGTTGATGGTGAAGATGAGGTAGTTGACTTTGAAACACTTATCAATGAAGTAGCATTACTAAGAAACAAATGGTTGGGCATTATGAAGGGACTTGAAGCCAAACAATGGCAGATGGGTCACATCGTAAGATTGCGTACAGCCGGTATGGAAGATATCACTATTGGATAAATTTGACTGATGGATCAATATCAATTAATCTCACGCTGGATACAAGGTAATATACCTGGTAAGATACTACCATGGCAAATAGACTTAGACACAACTAATATTTGCAATCAGGCCTGCTATTATTGTAACACTGAGCAATTCAGAAATGACTTGCCGGTGTACCAGTCTGTTGAACAATATAGTAAACTAATTGACAGACTATATACTTGGCGACAACACGATAGCAATGTCATAGGCACATTAAGTAACGTAATCTTTAGTGGTGGCGGTGAACCTACATTACTTCCTGGCTATGAAGATTTACTAGAAGATGTGATTGATAAGGGTTATGTTG